GGCACTAGTTGGCTCGCTTTCCGTCGGGGATTGTCGGCGCTGGCTAGTGCCACCAAAACCCGGCAGATTGTGACAAACTAAAAACATGGGCATTTTTACTAGCAAACCCGAACCAGCAAAAACCGTTAAAGCCGCCGCAGGTGGCAACGCTGGCGCTACCCAAATAAACAACTTTTATGCTTATGTCGAAGGCGATCAGCGCGCCCGCTTTATGCAGGTACCGACGTTAAGCCGTGCGCGTGATCTTATGGCAAGCGTTATTGGTTGTTTGCCGTTGGTCATGTATAAAGAAATGTGGAACGGCGATGAAATGGAACGCGTACCCGAAGCGCCGCGTAGTTGGTTGCGACGCATTGACAAAGGCGTAACCAACAACTTTATTTTGTCGTGGACTTTTGACGATTTGCTGTTTTACGGTTCGGCCTACTGGTTTTGTACGGAACGCTCGAGCGACGGCTACCCCATGAACTTTACGCGCCTACCAGCCGCAATGATTACCTTACAAGACCAACAGTCGGCGGTACGTTTCGGGCCGTCTAAACAAATTTTGTTTAACGGTTTGCCAATTGACTACAAAGACGTAATCCAATTTATGTCGCCAGTACAAGGTTTGATTTACACCGGTTACACGTCAATTAACACCGCGCTTAAGTTGGAACAGGCCCGTAACCGCAACAGCCTTAGTACCATGCCAGCCACAACCTTGCGGCAAGTTGGCGGCGAACCAATGTCAGCGCAAGAACTTAGCGACATGGCAGCGGCCTACGATCATGCGCGTTTAAATTCTGCAACGTGCGCGGTAAACGAATTTGTAGAGGTAATACCTAACACCGCAACCCCGGACAAAATGCTACTTATTGACGCCGCCGAATATCAAAGTAAAGAAATTGCGCGACTGGCTAACGTGCCCGCGTATTTAGTTTCGGTCAGTATTGGTAATTATTCATACGTCTCATCAAGTGAGGCTTCTAAAGATTTGTATACCTTCGGGTGCAAGCCGTACATAGATTGCATACAAGAAACACTAAGCGCGGATAACGTTTTGCCACGTGGCACCGGTGTTATGTTTGACATTGAAAGTTATTTAGCCAACGAATACAACACCAACGTAGACGTACAAGAAACGCCCGAGGAAATGAGGCAAGCAAATGCTTAGATTAACCCCACAAGAATTAAATTTAGACGCCGCGCAAGGTGACGCGCTGCCACGTAGAACCCTTGCCGGCGTCGCAATCGAATACAACGTGGACGCCGTAGTAGCCGACGGCCAAACGGTTAGGTTTTTGCCCGGCTCGCTACCGCTTGAAGGCAAAAAACCCAAAATGTACCTTTACCACGACAGCACCCAGCCAATCGGCGTAGTTACCGAACGCACCGAAGTAGGCAATTTTGTAATGTTTGAAGCCAAAATAAGCGAAACGGTTTTAGGCAACGAAAGTTTGCAACTAGCAAAAGACGGCGTTTTAGACAGCCTTTCGGTTGGGGTGCAACCCGTCGAATTTAGTTTTGACGAAGCCGGCACCATGATTGTTAGCAAAGCCGATTGGCAGGAATTGTCACTTTTGCCCTATGGCGCATTTGAAGCCGCCAAGGTCGAGCGCGTCGCCGCCAGTATCCACCAAAACGAACCCGAAGTAGAGTTAAATAAAGTACAAGACCAAGAAAAGGAAGTAAACGACATGTCTAACCCAGTAGAAGCCCCAGCCGTAATTGAAGCGTCAGCCGTGCAACCAATTTATGCACAGGCCCGCAAGTTGCGTTTGCCATCACCAGCCGAATACGTAGCAAGTTTTGTACGTGGCGGTTCGGATTTTGCACAACTAAACGCGAACATTAAAACCGCAATGGTTGAAGCAGCACCCGGCGTTGCACCGGACATTAACACCGAAAGCACACCCGGTATCCTGCCCGAAATTATTACCGGCAGCGTATATGACAGCCTTAACCCGGTGCGCCCTTTCGTGTCGGCAATTGGAACCCGCGCAATGCCAGCAAGCGGCGCAACGTTCCGCCGTCCAAAGATCACCACGCGCCCAACCGTTACACAACAGCCAACAGGCCAGTTGAACGCGCTTGACCCGTCAACCGTTGAAGTGTCAAACAACGACATTTCAAAACTTACTTTTGGTACCTACGTCACGTTGTCCGAACAAGATCTTGACTGGTCAGACCCAAACAGCCTTAACATCGTGCTTAATCAGTTGGCAATTGCTTACGGCCAAGCAACCGACAACTACGCGGTAGACACAATGGTAAGCGGTGTAACACAAACCGAAACCGTAACCGACATTACCGACCCGGAAGCATGGCTCGCCGCAATCTATGGCGCTGCATACCAAATCAGTAACACAAGCAACTACTTGCCAACCCATTACTTTGTTAGCCCGGTCACGTGGGCGAAACTTGGTATGTTGACCACGACAACAGGCGCCCCAGTATTTCCATTTACTGGCGCACCAAACCTCATTGGCCAAAACGCATTGGGCACATCGTCGGCCACATCATGGAACGGCAACCCATTGGGCCTTGTGTTAGTAGTCGACAAAAACATGGCAGGCGGAACCACAACCGGAACCCTTAGCGGTGTAGTAGGACACGCAGCAGGCGCAGCAGCAGGCTTCGAATTCTACGAACAGCAAAAGGGCGCTATTTCGATTGACGTACCAAGCACACTTGGCCGCACGATTGCTTTTCGTGGCTACGCTGCCGCGTTTATGGCAGACGCAACCAAGTTTGTAAAACTGGTAAACGCTTAACACCCGAAAGGTAGGCCATTATGGCCGCTTATTCGGTCACACAAAAGTACATAGTCGATAACTATGCGGTTGTCGTACTACTTACCAACGCAGACCCGCTAGAGGTTGGCCAGTCGTTTACCCTTGCGGGTGTCGACGCAACATTTAACGGTACGTACACCGTCCACGCTTTGCCACCGTTTCGGTTTATTGGCGTGGACGAATACGGGTTTTTGGAATATGACCCCGAGCAACCAATCCAAAACCAAGTGTTGTTTGCTAAAACCGCTGCAAACGTCATCATTAGCCCGGCTACCGGCACACTTACCACAACGCCTACTTGCACATGGATAACAACCGACAGCCAAGTAGAAGACTGGTTAGGAATAGGAACCGCTACCGCAGCCGATCAAACGTTTATAACGCAATGCCGTTTGGCCGCTAACGAATTTTGTTTTAGACGACGACAGGAAGCCGGGTACAAGGACAGCCTTACCACGGTGCCTAATGCTTCGGTACTTTTGGGAAGTATCGCCTATGCGGGCTTCCTCTACCGCCAAAGAGGTGCCGTGACGGACTTTGCCGGGTTTGACGGTTTAGCCGCTGGCGGGTCAATGGGCCTTAGCCCGATGATTAAACAACTTTTGGGCATTGACAGGCCCGCGGTGTTTTAATGCCTGTTGCATACACCGACCTTTTTAACGAGGCCTTAGACGACCTTACAGCCACGTTACAAACCGTTACAGGCCTACAAGTGGTCAATGACCCGCGCAACATTGTGCCACCGTGCGCGTTTATTGACGCCCCATCGTTTGAAGCGTTTAACTACAACATTGTAAAAATCACGTTTCCCGTGCGACTAATTACCCTTGGCCCCGGCAACCTTGACGCGCAACGCAGCCTTATGAACATGGCCGCCAAAGTGTTAGGCAAAAACGTGGCCGTAACCAGCGGGCGCCCAACCATTGCAATAATTGGCGGTAGCGAACTAGCCGCCTATGATCTCACTATCGAAATGCAAGCCCAAACGGCTTAAGGCGGTCACATGTATTACATAATCAAAAGCGCTCGACTAGGCGAACTAGGCACCGAGTACGAACCAAAACCCGGCATAAACATAGACGCCCTTTTATGGGGCGGTTTAATTGTTGAAGTAAACCCCGAGCAACCCGACGAAGTATCCACACCCGCACCAAAAAAAGGTGCTAAAAATAAGAAAGCAACGAAAGAGAGTTAAACACCATGGCAACTAGCACCTACCTTTCCAACCCAGTCGTAACCGTTAACAGCGTCGATCTAACCGACCAATGCACCGCCGCTACTTTTACGCACCGTTTCGACCAACTTGAAAACACATCGTTTGGAAAAACAGCCCGCACCTACCAAGCAGGATTGGGCAACCACGAAGTGACCTTAACCCTTTACCAGTCCTACGCAGCAACCGAAACCTACGCAACGTTGGCCGCATTGGTTGGCACAACTACAACCGTTACGGTTGCAGACGTCACAGCGGGTGAGGTTTTTACGCTAACCGGGGCGTTTCTAGCCGAAATGCCGGTAATTTCGGCAACCCTTGGTGAACTTAGCACCGTAGACATTACGTTTACCGGTGGCGTTTATAGCGTTGCATAAATAGCGCCGAACAATCGGCCCGACACGAAAGAAGGCACACATGCAATTAACCCTTGAAGTAACCAACCACGAAGGCACCTACCAAGTAAGCACAAATCTATTTACCATTGTGTTGTGGGAACGCCGTTTTAAACGCAAAGCGGCCGACATGGCAAACGGTATTGGTGTCGAGGATTTACTTTATTTGGCATGGGAAGCAAGCAAACAAAACAAAATTGTTGTACCAGCCGAATTTGACAAGTATTGCCAACAAGTAACCAACATTGAGGTAACAGCACAAGAGGCCTCAAACCCTACCCAAGCGGCACCTACCGACGGCAACTAGCCGAACTGTTAATAGCAACAGGGTGGGCGCCGCATTGGTACAGCGCAACGTTTGACGCACAAGACCTAGCCACCGTGGCTAAAGTTTTAAGCGAACACAACAAAAGGTAACACCATGGCGCAACCAGTTTTACAGGTAAAAGGTATACAAGAAACCTTGGCGCTATTGCACAAAATAGACCCGTCCTACCGGCGCAAAATTACGGTGCGGATTAAGCGAAGCGGTGAAATAATCCTTAACGAAGCCCGCAGCATGGTAGCCCATTACGACAACAGCAAAGGTAACGGCGCCCCGCTATCCGGCATGGCTCGAGGAAACCTAGTGCGCGGCCGCGAGACCTCATGGCGAACCGACCAAGTACAAAAAGGCTACAAAATTAAAGTAGGTGTACGCCCCAGCCGTGAACGCTACGTAGATTTCAACCGGGGCGGTTACACCGAACAGGTAGTTTTTGGTGCCAAACCGTACCGGCTTATGGTTGTGCAATCCACCGACCCCGCTGGCGTGATCTATGACCATGCCGGGCGAAACGTAAGCAGCCTATTCGTGGCAAACCTTACAAAAGAGGAAGGCCAACAACCCCGCGTTATTGACAAAGCGGTTACTAAAAACCGTGACGCCGTGCAACAAGACATACAATCGGTTATAGCCGACGTTGAAAAACGCACAAACACGCAACTAAAACAGAGGATTAAATAATGGCAATTAACATACCTATTATTACGTCGTTTGTTAATACGGGCGTACAGGCTGCCGACAAACAACTAAAAAAGTTTGGTACTAGCGCGGCCGCCGTTGCGGGTGCCGTTGGCGGGTTGTCTATTGCGTTCGGCACCGTAAAAAGCGTTATAGGCCCAGCGATTACCGCGGCGTCAAACCTGCAAGAAAGCATGCAGAAAGTAAACGTTATTTTCGGAAAAGGCGCGGGCGAGGTAGAAAAGTTTGCGGCGAGCGCCGCTCGAAGCCTTGGCCAATCTAAGCAATCCGTTTTGGACGCTGCCGGGGCGTTCGGCACGTTCGGTAAAGCAGCCGGGCTATCCGGTCAAGACCTTGCGGTATTTAGCAACGACTTTACAACCCTTTCTACTGACCTTGCGTCGTTCAATAACACAAGCCCCGAGGAAGCCGTACAAGCCATTGGCGCCGCGTTACGTGGCGAAGCCGAACCTTTGCGCCGTTTTGGTGTTTTGCTTAACGACGCCACGCTAAAACAAGAAGCGTTAAACCTTGGCATTTACGACGGCAAGGGTGCGCTTACCGCACAACAAAAGATTTTGGCCGCGCAAGCCGCAATCTATAAACAAACAACCGACGCACAAGGCGACTTTTTACGAACCAGCGACGGCCTAGCAAACAGCCAACGCACCTTAAGCGCCGAGTTTGCAAACATACAAGCCGAACTAGGCCAAAAGTTGTTGCCGTTAATGGAAGACTTTACGCAATCGTTGTTAGACATAACCGATTGGGTGCGCCGCAATCCACGAACATTTGGTTTTATTGGCGACAATTTGGCCAACATTGCAAAACAAGCCTTTAAAGCAACCAACAGCCTTTACCCGTTCATTTTTAACCTTACAAAACTTGTTGGTAACACCGTTGAAGCCGAAAAGGTTACGGGCGCATATAACGAAAACTTAAAACGATCTACGGCCGCACATATTCGCGCCGTTGACGCCGCACACGAATTTAACAATAGCCTTAAAAAAACAAAAGAGGAAACAGGCGGCGCTAGTAAAGCAATTAACGAACTTTACGACGTCATTAAAGACAAACTAAGCGACGCGCTCGACGACGCACAAGACCAACTACAAGACGCACAAGACGCGTTTACCGACTTTGGGCAATCCGTTGCAACCAGCATTAGCGAAGGGTTTAACTTTGCTACCGCTAAAGACGCTGGCGACGAAACAGGCGCCGGGTTTTTGGAAGGGTTGCGCGACCAAGTAACAGGCGTTCAAGAGTACGCCCGAAACGTTGAAATGCTACTAGAACGTGGTTTAAGCCAAGACGCGTTACAAGCCGTTTTAAACGCGGGTGCCGAAGCGGGCGCCGCGATATCGGGCGAACTAATCGCAGGCGGTCAGGAAGCCATTACAGGCCCCGGCGGTGTAAACGAATTGGTAGCAACCGTTAAAGGCGTCGCAGACAAGTTAGGGCTTGACACAGCAAGCCGTTTTTACCAAGCGGGCGTAGACCAAGGCCAAGCGCTAGTGGCGGGCTTAGAAAGCGTTTTAGCCAAGTACGAAAAGATTTTAGCGAACCCGAAACTTACAACTAAGCGCCTAGAAACATTGTTAGACAAAGCGCAAACAGACATTGCATTTACACAGATAACAGCCGGGCAAACCATTGCTACGCCAGCGCCTACCGCAGCGAGCATTGCCAGCGTCAACCAAGCAAAAACGGCTAGAGCAACCAGCAAACCGCCAGTCGTCGTAAACGTCAACGGTGGACTTGCTACTAGCGCCGAAATAGGCAAAGTAGTAACCAACAGCCTTAAAGCGTATGCACGTCAAACAGGCCCGCTAGAAATACCAACCGTTGGGTATAGGTAATGCCCGGCACCGCAATAGCCCAAGCCGGCAACTATTCCCTACTGATCGACACCGGCTACGACGTCAACAGTTTTACCCTTGACAGCGCAACCAAGGGCTTACTTGACGGCACCTACCCTTTAGGCCCGGGAAGCGACTTTGCCGACGTCACCGAAAGCACAACCCAAATAAGCATAAAACGAGGTAGGCGCGACATTGGTGACCAATTCGGTGCTGGCACCATGCAATTTACAATAAACGACGTAGACGGCATTTTTAACCCATTTGACGACACCGGCCCGTATTACAACACACCCGACGCATTACCCGGGTTAGCCCCACTACGCGCCGTTGAACTAATCCGTTACGACGACAACGACAACCCCGAATACTTGTACCGTGGCCGAGTAGTCAACTACAACTACAACTTTGCCCTAGACGGCATAGACACCGTTACCGTGTTTTGTAGCGACAATTTCTATTTGCTTAGCCAAACGTTTATGGACGAATTAAACGTAGACGTTGAAACATCAGGCGAACGTATAGAAACCGTTTTAGACCTACCCGAGGTTGACTACCCAACCGGCGCGGCCCGTAACATTGACCCGGGCACCGTAGACCTAGGCCACGATAGCGCCTTTACTGTTCCCGCTGGCACTAACGTTTTGGCGTATTTGCTACAAATAAACCAAACCGCAGAATTTGGCCGTTTCTTTGTGGCACGTGACGGGGTTTTAACCTTTACGCCACGCATAGGCACCACTCTAAGCGCGCCAGTAGTGGATTTTCATGACGACGGCGTAGGCGTACCGTATGACGGGTTAGGCATAACCTTTGAAGCGGACGCCGTAATAAATAGGGTTTACATAGAAAATCTAGACGGACACAACGCAACCGCTAACGATTTAACCAGCCAAGCAACCTATTTTGTGCAAACCAACAGCATTACAAACAGCCTTTTAGATAACGCCGACGTAGCGGCCGCAGCGGTTTACCTATTGAACGGCACACCGGAAGCGCGCTACAACAGCGTAGAAACCGTATTTGGTGCCCTAACCGCAGCCCAGCGCGACAGCGTGGCCAGCGTGGACATTAGCGACACCGTAAGCGTAGAACGCACATTTGTAACGGGAAACACCACAACCACACTTGCCCAAGAATTAGCGGTAGAGGGCGTCGAGCATGAAATCACGTTAAACGGGCACCGGGTATTGCTATTTACTAGCCCAACGACAATTGTTTACGAACTACTACTTGACGACCCCGTTTTTGGAACTCTTGACGCGTTAAACGTGTTGGGTTGATCTAGGCTTACGATTATGGGATTAAACGCACAAACAAGCGTGCCGGCATTTACGACCGGGCAGGTATTGACCGCGCAACAGCAAACGGAAATAAACACGGGAATACCCGTTTTTGCAGATAGCGCGGCGCGTGACGCCGCTTTCGGTGGCACAGGGGAAAAGACCCTTGCCGAAGGCCAATACGCATATTTAGAAAGCACGAAACAAACACTCGTTTATGACGGGTCTAACTGGGTGGCGGTAGGTGTTGCACCGGGTCTAGTACTTATTAGTGCAACAACGATTGGCTCGGCTGTGGCAAGCGTTCAAGTTACTGGCGCTTTTAGT